CCAGTAGCGGAAGATGCTCCGTAGTCACCAGTAGCGGAAGATGCTCCCTTGTAACCAGTAGCGGAAGATGCTCCGTAGTTACCAGTAGCGGAAGATGCTCCGTAGTCACCAGTAGCGGAAGATGCTCCGTAGTCACCAGTAGCGGAAGATGCTCCGTAGTTTTCGGTGCTGTCAGCTTCTTTCTTTGTCTTTTTAACTGTGTATTCAATAGCAGCTTTTACCAGTCCGGCAATGCTGATTTCCGCACCAATCTTTATTTTTGTAGATGCAACCTTGGAATCATCTTCACCTCTGTCAAATTCACCGCTCTGCTCCACTTCATGGTAAACAGATTCGTTCGGAGAATAATAACCAAGGCAATCCAGAGGATATTCACAAGCATGGAATCCGCTGTGGCAGGCATCTGCTGTCTCCTCTTTGTACTCCTTGCCCTCTTCGTACTGAAATCCACGGCAAGTCATGTCCTTGTTGAACCCTTTGTAACTCTTAATTACTTTTTCCATTTTTCGCTTCCTCCACTTTCAAACTCGCATCATCACTTCTGCGAAACATAATCAATTGACTGTCAACATCAGGAATCTTCCAAGGGTCAAGGCTCTCGGTATCGTCAACCATGATAGGCAATTCCACACCGCACCGCTTCTGAAACGCATTGCAAATGTCAATCTCCGTCAGAATCCTTGCACCGTGGTTCATGTTACGGCTGTAAGGCTCTCCACGGTATGTAAAGTCGCAACATTCTTCCGTGTCACCATTCACAAGCGGTCTGAACATCCGCACAGTACAGAAAGAAAGATACTTGTTCACATCAGCTTCCAACAGTTCGTTCTTCTTCCGGCTGAATTTCTTTAACAGGTCAAGCTGTGCCTGCACATCCGTAATCTTCTGTGCAATGTTCTTGCGCTCCTGTTCCAGTTCTGTGATTCGCTTATCCACACTCTCGTTAATGCTTACACTCGCCAAAGACTTATCAACCACGAAAATATCATTGCGTATCTGCTCTTCATCACCTTTTAACTGGATTCTAAGAAGATTCATGTCAGTGAATTTGTGCATGGAAGCTTCTTTCTCTGCAATCTGTGACTGGATAGCTTTGTATTCTTCTGTGTTGGAAATATCCACGCTTGCCGGAATGGAATTTAAGGCATTATCAGCAATGGCAATCTCTTTTTCCAACCGTTCCACTTCATCCTCGGTCTTTTTCAACTCCTCACGCTTATGCTCCAGTTCTGCCTGATCCGCTTTGATATGGTCAGCACAGGAAGAACCCTCTTTGGTAATAAATTCCAGTTCATGTGCCTTGCGTGCATCAAACTCCGCTCTTAACTGCTCTTTCTTCTCTTCCGGATATTCCTGTCCACAGTAGGAGCAAATCAGAGAGTTTTCATCAAATTTAAGGATTTTATTCAAATCCCAACTCTTCTTCAAATCCTGTCTCTTCTGTTCATACTGTGCAATGCGCTTTTCCAGTGCAGTGATTTCTTCACGAATGGTATCTGCCTTAAGCAACTCTTTCTGATGCTCATTCTGAACCTGGTTAAGTGCCGTGCGCTTCTCTCTTCTGTCCGCATCAAGTTTTTCATTTGCTTTCTGCTGCAATGCACTCAACTGTCCTTTTAACTCAATGATTCCATCAGACAGCTTATCATAGGAATTCATGCTGTTCTGCGTATCTGTCTGCTGCTTAATGTTCTCTGACAGCTTATCCAGTAAAGCTTTCTTTTTCAGTTCCAGTTCCGCAAGGTCAATATCCACTCTCTGACGGCTCACCTCGTCAATACGGCTCGGAATTTCATCTAACAGATCCTGCAAGCCCTTGGTTCCATTCCTTCCTCTTGTGCCGTACAACTGCGTATTGCAACGCTTTTTCAGTTCATCAACCGTGCCGTCCTGCAGAACAGTCCTTAATGCTTCAAACTCCGGAAACTGATTGCAAATGTCATCATTACTGTGCTGACCAAACATATCAGCAAGAAGTGCTCGCTGATCCGTGCCACCTTTCAGCAGAAGTGTCATGGCATTGATGCAAAGTGAAAACTTATCTTTTCCGCATACACTTTCTTCCAAAAATGCTTCAAAATCTGCTGCCTTTTTTGGAATATCATTCACATAGTAATCCGTGACATTTCCGGTAAACTCGCCTTTCTTATTGAAGTTCTGACGGCATACTTTTTTCAGAACCTTGTCTGTACCGTCAATCTCCACGGTAACTTCTGCTGTAATATCTCCGTCAATGTCATTGCCGTCCTTATCGTGCGGTCTGATTCCGGTAATCTCTCTGCCGTTCTCGTCACGGCATCCAAAAATATACTGAATTGCTCTTTTGATTGTAGACTTACCAGCTTCATTCACTCCGGAAATCTCTGTCCGGTCGTAAATGTCTGCGTCCAGTGTGTTACAGCCATAGAATTTGCAGAAATTCTGCAAAAAGATGTGTTTAATCCTCATTTTTCTTTCCTCCACTTTCAATCAATCTTTGTTTTCCAACAGATATTGAACTTATTAGCTGTCGTACATCTTCCGGTATTTTCAATTCCTCGTTCTGCCTTTTTAACTCGGTTTCGTATGTTCGCATGAAATTCGACTGAATAACCGTCTCTATCGACTTGCTATCAGATTGTGCCCAGTTCCTAAGATTATCTGGACTTCCTACCGCTTTTTGAACCGTAAAAGGCAATTTTTCAAATTCCTGTTCCGCTCCGTAGTAGCCATTTCTTAAAGCATTAGAAACAAGGCTCCATGCTTCCATGCCGTTTAATTCATTCGGTGACGTAACACTTTTAATTTTGTCAATAATCTGTCCGATTGCAGGTGCAAATCCACTTGTGTCTGTTGCTATGTACATTTTTAAGGCTGCTTCAACAACCTGACATTCATAGTCCTTAAGCATCATGTACCAGGTATTAACAGCAATAGTCTTGTCCTGTGGCCTGTAGTTTGGGTATGCTGCCTGTATCATCATTAAGACTTTTATAACATCCTCTCTCTGCATCAGGCATCACTCCATTCGTCATAGACATTCTTCTTAGGACTGCTGTCATCTTTAAGTTCATACACATCTTGCCAACAATGGTCTGTGGATTGATTCAGTATTTTGATAGCCAAGTCATTATCACCGGAAGACAACTTCTCAATCTTATTCAGCATCCTTGTAACTGCTTGCTTCGTTGCCAAAGGCTTCTTGATTTTTGTTCTCATAGTCAAAAACTCTTGAAATGCATTTTCCAGTTCTTCGTTGTCCGGGAAGTACACGGTTTTCTTTTTAGGTACGTTAGTACCTTTTTCTTTTTCTATACTATCCTTACCTATACTATCCTTTACTGGGTTGCCAACTGGTTGCCATTTGGTTGCCATTTGGTTGCCAGAGAGTTTTTCACCCTTTGTTTCGTCCAGTGTATAAGCACCATTTTCTTTGAGATATAACTGGTTACGTTCTTCTATGTAGGTTGTTTTCGTATACCTGTCTTTTCTCAAAATGTTATGCATTCTCCAGTGTTTGATAACGATAACACCAGTGTCATACATGATTACAAAAGACTTCATCACAAGAAGTTTGAAATCATCCTCAGATGCCCCAACAAGTTTAGCAAGCATTTTTGGGTTTTTTACAAAGCCGTCATCATCAGCATTCATACAAAGGTGAAAGTAAAAAGCCTGTGCTGAAAGCGGCATTGCAAGAAAAGCATCACTTTCCGTGATTTTTTGTGTGAACATTCTTCGCTCTGCAATAAGTCATACCTCCTTTCAATATCATTTTTAGTCAAATAACCTCCATTTCTATAAGATTTATGGCAAAAATGCTTATGAACTGTGAGTTTGTCAAGTATTTGTAATCACCAATATACTTAATACAAAAATCGTTCTTCTTAGACAAAATCTTTGAAACGCAAAATCTAATATTGCGTTCAACGTTAGCTGCTTTTACGTTGTGTTTTTTTCCTACACTATCATAAATTTCTCTTACCTTAACCGGTTTTGAAATGTCATCAGCCACCATACAGACAGCATCCGCAATATACGAAAAACCGTTAAGATTGGGTAACAGTCCCATTGCCATTAAAGCATTTGCTACTTTTTTTTTCATTGACATTTTTCCTTTCCTGCAATATAATTGCATTATTAAAGCATTATCCTATGCTTTTGGGCTCTGACGTACTTTCTGGTTGGCAGAGCCTTTTTCTTTGTTCTTTTCTTCCCATTCATCTGTACCAACAATCAGTCCAGCTTCTTCAAGACCGAAGTAACCCATCTTTTCATCACCCCACTTTCATGTGCTGCGATCAACAACATCACAAGACCAATACCAAACATCACATAAGGAACGGCACTGTTACTGTCTGCGAAACCGGCACCTACGATAAAAAGAAGAAAGCCGATAAATCCTAAAGCATCAACCAACATACAATCCTCACTTTCCATGCAGTCTTTCTAATTCTGCTGACCTGTTTGCAATAGAAACTGCATATTTACTGTACTTTTCTGCTTCGTACATGCAGTTTGCGTATTCAATGCCACCGTTGTAAGCCATAAGCACCCAGTACACATCTTCATTCTCTGAAAACAATTCAGCCAGATAATCAGTGCCAATCATCACGTTATCTTCGTAAATGTCTGCGTTCAGCTTGTCCATCCGGTCCTTATGCCACTTTTCGGAAATCTGCATCAGACCCTTACAGGTCCCGTTTTCAGCATCAGCCTGTCCACTGCTTTCCTGTTCAATGATTGCCATAAGCAATTCCGGGCAGATGCCGTATTCCTCACCATATGTAATGCATTGCTGTTGTGCTTCTTCTGAAATCCAGGTATCATTTTCCGCAGATGCCGTAGAGATAAATGTTGACGAAAAGCAAATTGCCAAAGGAACAATCAGTTTTAACAATACTTTCATACACTTACCTCTAACGGCTCTACACCGATTTCTTTCAGTTTGTTGTAAAGGAACATTCTGCCTTTCTGTGTCCATACGGTAAGTGACTTTGTACCTACAGAGCCATTAGATTTTGTGTACTTCGTGGTTTTGGTTCTTACATATCCCTTTCCTTGGTAATCAGCATACAAAATCCATTGTTCGCCTACTTTTCTTTGTATTCCGGCTGTACGCAAAACACCGTTAAATCTAACGGCACTCATTCCATAGTCCTGTGCAATCTGTGTAACCGTCATGCAGTCATTAGAGGAAAGAATGCGGTCAACATAATCGACTTTTGGTGTCATGTTGGTAATCACTGAATCCATTTCCTGTACCGTGCTTTCCAACTGCTTTATTTCTTCATCTTTCTGTGCAAGCATCCTCTGTGCTTCGACAACTGCCAGCGCAATCAATTCCTGTCCGGTAGGTATATGTGCCTTAATGGCATCTTCCATTTCATGGAAACGGTCAATATACTTTGCCGTAAATTCAGTTCCCCTAACTCCGGTCATCTTATGTGCTATGAACTCGCAGCCTTTCTTTGTTACAAGGTAGCAAGGTCTTTCCTGATTGTTTGCATCTTTGTACTTGCTTTCCGTAAAGAAATCGCCCGAGCCAATTTTGGCTTCGGCTAGCTGTTCAATATAATTTCTTATATCTCTCAGTAACTTGCTGTGCTCTTTCCCTACCATTTCCGCTACTTCCACGGAAGATATTGTTTTCTTCTCTAATTTGCTCATTGTTCTCCTTTCTGTGGTATACTCTCCTATAAAGGAGGTGATAAAATGTCTCATGAAGAAATTCAGTATTTTAAATCTGCGTATCAGTTTGCTCTGAAACACTTAGCTGAATAGGTGTATACTTTTCTCCATTCAGAGCATTTGTTTGTTCCAGTTTCTTTTTCTTTAAGAATATATATTGTAGTTTCAGATATGTTTTCTGTTGGAAGAGAATCGACAACTAATATGCCAAATTTAGGAATTGCACTTATTTTTTCATCTACTTCTTCTTTTGTGTATAATTGGTTTGACCTGTAATAATATGCCAAAGATTGTGTCATAGAATTTACAAAATCACAGTCATTGGTTAATTGTGACAATTTTGTAGGTATTCCACCACTTTGTGCCTTAGCTTCTGTCATGTAGTAATATGCATTGTCAGTATCTTCTCCTTGACGTGTGCCAGTTCCGCCCTTTGCGTAACTTTCTGCCAGTATAGCCTTGGAAGTTGCAGTTTGAGCATTGGACTGTGCATTTTCAGCGGAAGATAAGGCACTTTGTGCGGATTGAGCAGCATTATTTTTACTTTCCAAAGCAGATGCGGAAGATGTAGATGCTTCACTTGCGGATGTGGATGCCAAATTTTTACTTGCCAATGCACTTTCAGCGGAAGATTCCGCACTGTTTTTGCTTGCCAATGCATTTTCTTCCGAAGTAGCCGCAGATTCCTTACTTTCCAAAGCACTTGCAGCTGATGCACTTGCCGAATTTTCACTGGATTTTGCATTGTTTTCAGAATTCTTTGCGGCTAATTCACTTGCAGATGCCGCAGAAGCCGAAGATGCCGCCTGTGAAGCCGCTAACTGCACATTGGCAAGATAGTTAGGCTCTAATTTGTCTGATGTGACAGAACCATTTTTAATGACCGCAGAAACCTTTCCATTGGTTACGGAAAATGCTATTGTTGCCGTGTCGGAAAATTCATATTCCGTAATCAGTGTAGACAAGTCGATATACTGCTTTGTTTCGTCATCAAGAGTAATGACAATTTGTTGAGTAACGGAATCATAGGTAAAGTTTACGGCTATTTTTTCAAGTTTAGTGTCAATATTAACCTTGGAACCGTTAAGATACTCTACTGTAAAAATTCCAGTGCTTTCATCATATGTGACATTTTTAACCATGGAATTTGCCGTTGAAACGTCAAGTTTTGTTTTATCCATAGAAATAACCCTGTCATCAATGGCATTTGTAGCGGCATCCAGTTTGTTAAGATTCGATTCATTAAGCGGTGTTGCATCACTTGGGTAATTTTCCCATTTAATGCGATTATAAAGTTTTTCCATCTTTCAGATTGCCCCTTTCTCTCAACTCTTTTATAGCTTCTTCTTGTGAATCCAATTGTAACTTTTGAAGTATCTCATTAACTACCATTCGCTTTACTTCGCATGGCATAACTTGCTCTGAAATATACGTTTCCAGTGTTTTCTTAAATTCCATAATTTCCAAGCTGTTCATATAAATACTCCTTAAATTAAGTATGTCCAAGAACATAATAGGTTTTTCCGTCTACTGTTATTCCCAATGGGGCAAAAAGAACTCCATTTACTTTGTAGCCGGAACCGCTTATGTCCATTGTTGCAGTTTTCAAGTTTTTTGTTGAAAAACTTTCAACATCAATACGGTTTGCAGAAAGTTGTCCACTTGTAATTTTACTTGCACTGAATCCACCCTCTACATTTGCACTTTTTACGGTGATGTTCATGGCAGATATGTTTTGAGCCGTAAACTGGTTTGCATCAAGTTTCCCACTTACTGTAGCATTAGTAGCGTTTAGGCTTGCTATAGTGGCGTAATTAGCCGCTACAGTGCTTGCGGATATATAATTGGCTGCTATGGTATCTATTCTCGCTTTTTGGGCGTTTAGGCTTGCTATAGTGGCATACTTGCTTACAAACTCGTCCGCTGTTACAATTCCCTCTAAGTCAATCTTAGAAGCTTTAATTGTAATGGTTTCTGCCGACTGATTTATTTCAGACACAACATTGTTCTTTGAAACCTTTGTTGCCAGTCCATTAGCATTTACCGTTATTTGTGCCTGCAAATTTTTTTCAATGTCAGCCATAGTTAATTGAGTTTCTTCTATTGTACGGGTAAGAATGTTTGTTTTTCCCTTTAATTGAACTATGGACTTTCTAACACTGTTTGAATTTTCACTGTACTTGTCTTTTCCAGTAGAAGTATACGTGTCAGTCAAGGACTGTATACCCTTTAATGTCCTTTGCAAAATATAGCTTTCCACAAGTTCATACATTGTAGAAAGCCTTATAGCATCTCCGACTTCAAGGCAAGGGTCACCAATGGCAACGGCACTAAACGGTCTATATCGAATATTAGATATAGCACTCAAAATATTATTTGCTATCGATGTAAGGTCTTTTGTTGACTTTCCATAAACAAGAAAATTATCTTCAATGACGTAAGTATTTCCGTCTGTTCCAACAGAAACCCCTATATCATTTTCTTCCTTGCGGATTTGCAGTTTTGTAATTGGTTCCGAAACAAAATCTTCATACTGGCAACTTCTATACGTATTTCTGCTTACTCTGAATCCTTTTGGCTCAATGGGAAATAAATCATCTGCCGGGTATAAATCATTGCGTGGGTATAAACCACTTTGTTTTTTATCCAAAAATACATAACAAAAAATGCCTTGGCGGTTTATATGTCCAAAGCATCCAGAAATTTCACATATGGCATTAACAATGGTTTTTCCACTAAGTTCTGACGGCTCTATGGTTTTCTCAATCACCATGTTGTCATTGGAAAGTTCTATTGTCTGTTGAGTAATTCCAAAATGAGAAAAAAAGCTATCTCTAAACTTTTTTAACGTTGTCTTACTTTTTTTGTCCGGTAAAAGTGTATTGTACCAATTTGACACATCAGAATTTATAATGTCATACATGGAATCATATGCAATAATATCCCTGTATTTTCTGTCTGCGGTTGGCTTATCACTATTTACTTTGTATCTCCCTATGGAAAATCCATTATCTGTATCTCCATCAAGAAAAATGGAAATATTAAGCCATTTATTTTTTAAGGGAGAAACAATATTGGAAACACGGAAAGACACACTGCTGGCTTCACAGGATCCAAAAACAAGCTGGTCTTGTGAACACAGGCTTTCTTTTAATTCAAAATTCTGTGAGTGAAGTATGTTGTTTGTAATTTTTATACTTTCGTCATCAGATGAAATAACAAGTTGCTTATCAATTCCACCTTGGCGAAAAAGTTCTTTTTTTTCATAATCAACCATTGCTTGCAACTCCCCCTATAAATGCAAAACGGATAGAATTGTAGTGGATTACACCACCATAAGTACCATACATTTGCGGTGTGAAATCAGCCATATATCCAGTCTGCGTTACGTAACTATCGTATTCAGGTATATAAGCAGTAATAATGCATTCCCTTGATGTAGGATTTGTAAAATTCTGTCTTATGTTGCTAAGGAAACTTGATAAAACAGTATTAGTCATCATTGCCGGTGTTTCAAATTCCACCTTTAATGCTTTAAGTTCAACGGCTGTTCTATGTAAATAACCATTGGCATCAGTCCAAGGGTCAAGGTCTTGCATGTTCACATATGCACTATAACTTTCAGCTTTAATATATTTTTGCGGTATTTCGTAATTACCAATCTTAATCAAAAATCCACTGTAGGCCATTTTTCACCTCCAAAATTAAGGCATAAAAAAAGCACCTATGAAAAATAGGTGCAAAAAAAGAGTAGCCATAAAGACTACCCTAATTTCTTTTATTTATATGTATCAATTTCTAAGGACATCAAAGCCGAATTATCAAATATCGGTCTTATGTCAACAGTTACATTATTTGTTTCCGGTTTGATTACAAAGCAATAGGCAATTTTTATATTTGCCCCAGGTTTTATCTCCTTAAGAATATTGTCCTCATAATCACTATACCCATAAATGGTATCTGCTTCAATTCCATTCTCAAAGCAAACAGCACTCATCATATATCCAAAAGCAACAGTATCACTTGAATTATTCTCAAATTCATAATAGACTGTCACAATCTTTCGTCCGTCATTATCAATATCGACTTGATAATTCAGAAATCTAACATTTGTTTTCTCATATGTTACCATATTTTCTTCTGTAGAAGTATTTTCGCTATTCAACTGGCTTTCCTCACTTGCTTTTATTTTTACAGGTTCCTTGCTACTGGAATTTTTCCCATTTAAAATTCCCAAAGACAAGACAAGGAATACAAAAAAGCACCAAATCAGTGAAAAGACAGAACCAGTATGTTTTTCGTTTTTTCTGTTAATTGCCAAGTCAATAATGGCTATTATAACAGAAATCGGTATTGTAATTGTCAATATTGAAAACACAGCAGCTAATGTGCTTAAAGTGCTTTCCTTTTTCTTAGTCGGTTGAATTTGCTGATTTTGATAAGGCATTTGCTGATAGCGTAGTTGTAACCCACAATATATGCAAAAATTCTTATCTCCATACGTGTTTCTTCCACAACGTGGACACCTAACCATCCTCATGAGAAATCCCCCTCGCTTGTTTTTTACAACAATATATCACAAGCAAGGGAAATTGTCATTAAAAATCGTATGCCGAATTACCGGTTTTATTATAGTACCTTTGTGCGTAGTTTCTTGCGGCATTTCCAATGGCATCTTCGGTGATACCATATTCCTTATTGAGCAATGCTTGAAGTAATTGATTCTGTTGCCTTAACAGTTCTACTTCCTGTTGTGAGGAATTGTAAACAGCTTCCTTAATTCCGGTAATTTCACTGTTTCCTGCTACTGCCGTTTTACCGCCAACAGTTCCCATAAGTTCAACCTTTCCGTTTTCTCCGGCAATAAAAGCACTGTAACTTCTTGGGAATCCTCCGCTTTCAAATTTTGTAAAATTACCGCCCTTTTTGGTGCTTGATGTTTGGTTTTTGGACTTAGGAACAATAAATGTTTGCAGATTTAAGCCAGTAATATCATTTATCTTACTGATGATATTGTTTATCATGTCAATAAGTGGCTGCAAAGCATTCAAAGCAACATTAACGATTTTGTCCCAAAAGCTCTTTGAAAAAAAGTCCTTAACCTTTTTGACTAATTCCTGTTGCTTTTCCATCATCTTAGCTATTCCGCCAATCCACTTTTGTTCAATCTCAACTACAATGTCAGAGAAATTCTGTCCCTCAAATCCCATGCTTCTAAGGACCGAAAGAAGCGGAGTCATATCGCCAGCCATATCCAAGAAAGCTTTCGCAAGTGTTTTTGGGTCTGTTCCAAAAATCGTTTTGAAAAATCCATCTTCACCAAACCATGAAAAATTATCATAAATTTCTTTATCGTTCGGGAACAATGCCTTACCAAGTGATTTACCTACATTAAATCCAACTTCCCATGCTATAGCAGCTAAAACTACCGTAAGTGATGCCTTAGAAAGTGTAGTAGGAAGTAACGATAATAGTGAATCTTTTATAGTATCTCCAACTCCTGTAAGTTTTAATGCTGCGATTGCTGTTGCAAGTGTTGTACCTATAGGGTTTGCATCAAAAGAACCTTTCCAAAGGTCTATTGCGGCATTTATTATAGTTTCAAATAAATTTCCGACTGATAAAAGTACATTTTTCCAATCAATTCCTGCAAAGAATTTTCCGATGTTTTCTCCGATTTTTTTCCAGTCCACTTTTTTAATTGCAGAAGAAAAATAGTCAAAAATTCCAGAAACAAGTTTTGATACATCTTTTCCAGCTTTGAAAAAATCACCATTAAACAGGTCTTCAAAAATTTCCATTACCGGAGAAAATGCCTTGTAAATCTTATCAGCCCATTTTTGTGCGGAGTTTGCCATTTTGTTAAATGCTTCATTCCACACTTTTTCATATTCTTCTGTAGCTTTTTTAATCTGGTCTGTAAGGTCAATCGTTCCACCACCAGCGCCACTTTTTCCTGTGGAAGTGCTTGGCATGTTTATGGTCTTTAATTCATCAAAGGCTCTAAGACCTGCAACTGCCTTTTTTGCACTTTTTCCAGTTTTGTCCAGTTCATCGTTTATATCTCCAATTCCATCGGAAATATCATTGTAGCCTTGACCGAACTTTTCAAAATCAATTTTTACACCAAGCAAAGTAGCAATGCTTACTAAAAGTCTTTTAATGGCAATCGTTACACCATTTACTATAGGCATTACTTTCTGTAAAACAGGTATGAATAACTGTCCGAGAACCATTCCGGCTTCTTTTACATTTGTATTAAACTGACGTATCATGTTACTTGGTGAATCTATGGTATTAGCCAAATCTCCCCATGATACTCTTGACTGGTCTAAAATAGCAAGAACACGAAGTTGTTGCTTTTCTGCCTGTGACATTTCAGTAACAGATTTTGATAAGCCAAGATTGTATGCGTATGTTGCCAATGTCGCATTCGTAATATCAATACCATATTTATACAATGCTCTTGACTGACCAATTAAACCAGATTGTAGATTATCCGCAACGGTTTGGTAATCAACGTTGAACAACGAAGAAATATCACCAGCAAGCATTGTCATTGACTTTGTTACTGCTTCGGTTGTTTCTCCAGTTTGTCCCAAAGAGTTTGTAACTGATGCAAGTTGAGAAGCATATTGTGTGATTTCTTGGATATTTAAGCCTAAGTTTTTAACTCCGCTTTCTACAAGAAGTCCCTTTTCAATGTCTACGTTAAGACCAGACATTTTATTTAGCTTCTCATTTACTCTTTCAGTAAAACTTTCTGCATATGCATCAGCAGTTTCATATCCATATTTTTCAAACCATTCTGACGAAATCTTTCCAGTGGAAACAGCATAATAGTTGAACGCTTCAATATAATCTGTAGTTCCCTCTATGGATTTCCACAGACTTTTTATTCCACGAATTACAAGGAAATACGTTGCGTAGAATTTGCCGAATGCAGCAGCTAAACCTTTGGCACTTTTAGTTGCCTTTTTTGAGCTTGCACTAACCCCATTTAGGCTGTTTTGCAAACTCCTTGATGAATTGCTTACCTTTGCTCCTTGCGCACTTAAATTAGCCAGTGCGTTTGTCAACGCTATAACATTTCCACTTACCGTAGGTGCCCTTGCAAGAGTTTGCATCAGCATAGTAAGAGACTTTGCTAATGCAGGGATATTTTGAACTGCTCTTGATACACTTACACCACCAAGTTTTGATATTGCAGTAACCAGTGAACTTAATACGGTCATATCAAAACTTAAAGAACCTATATTGTTCATTTGCCTTATAAGGTTCTGTAATTGTGCTGAAAGAGGGGAAAGATTTTGAACTGCTTGCGTAGAAACCTTATTTCCAAGTCTGGAAATTCCATTCAAAAGTGAATCAAGTCCGGTCATATCAAAACTTAATCCGCCTACATTATTCATACCTTGAACAAAAAGTGACAGATCATCTTTAATCTTAATAAGATTGTTTGCACCTGTTGTGGCATTTTTCCCACCCATTTTAGACATAGCAGAAGCAACATTCAAAATTCCACTTGTATCTATGGAATGCACGTCAACCATTCCTGTTGACAAGTTTTGTATTGCCGCAGATACTTTGTAAATGGAATTTGTGTCTACAGATGAAAATTTTGTAAGTGATTTTGTTAATGATGATATTTCGGCTGACTTTCCACCCTTAAAGCCGGTTGCGGCATCCGAAAGATTACGAATGCCAGTAGAAATGTTAGAAAGTTTATGCGTATCGACATTCAAAGAATTAGAAAATTTTTGAAGACTGTTTGCCAGTTTTTCAACTGACTTACTCGCATTGTCGGCACTGGCTTTAATTTCTATTTTTAAGCTGTCAATATCTGTAGCCATTTTGCACCTACTTTCTATAATAGAAAAAGTGGCACATTCTAATTAGTGCCACTTTCATTTTTTTTCGGATGTGATATTTCAAAATTTGCTTTCATAGCCATTAAGCCTGCAACAAAGGCTTCTCTTTTTTTCTGCAATTCTTTTTCCGTATCAGATTCTTCTATCTGCTCCATAAAAGGTTTTTCTACATATTCCGTAGATGCTTTTCTGCCATTCAAGCAATGGTCTATTGCAACCGCAGTAGCAGATAACTGATACTTTCCATTTAGCCAATTTAAGAAATCAATTTCTTTAACTTTTTCCTGATGTCCATTGGCTATCAGTTTTAACATAAATGGAGTACATTTCCAAAATTCATCCCATGTAACTCCCATTGCATAAAAATGTGGAAACCATTCAACTGCATACATTTGTCTTAACGACTTGTAAGAATGATTTACTTCTTTTTTTCGCTCTTCTCTTCCGTTTTCTCTGCATTGCTCTCTTCCGCTCTCTGCATGAGAGTACGAAAAAAATTGCTTTCTTCTCTCTCTAAGTTCATTGCTTCCACAAGACCGTCCCAATTTCCACCAACAATCATGTGATTTTCAAGTTCTTGTCCTGCTTCTTCAATGGACATTCTTGCACAAACCGCAAAATAGGCTCTCACATAAGAAAACTGCATTTTGCCGATTGAATCAATGGGAACTCCCATTTCCTCTAAAGTACAAATATTGTTTAAGTCCATAGGAACAGAATTGTATCTTTTACCGTTAATTTCAAAACTATGCATAATTTTTCCTTTCCCCTATGCTTTACATAGGAAAGGAGCCGCCCAAAGACGGCTCTCTTTTGCTTTGTGATCAGGTTCTGGTAGGCTGTTTAATCATCAAAGCCAGTCTCAACAGCCATACTATTTATTTCTTTGGACTGGCTAATCATTCCCCCGGTGTAAATTCAACCTTGGTGTCCATGCCTTTGTATTCTTCAATGGTAAGGTTCATTTCCATTGTAAGAAGTTCATTTTGCCCGATTTCCGGCTGTGGAATTTGTTCGGGCGGCTGTGCTACAACAAAGAAAGCCTTTTCAAATCCGGGAATAATAGTTTCAAACCACATTCTCTTGCCACCGGACAATGCCTTGTAAGCAGAAATAAGGGTTTCCCATTCGGTAATCGTGTCTGATGTAGCGTTTACTGTAACAGGAAAAGAACCACCAGTATCAGCACGTCCTTTAATATATCTTGTGATAGGGTCTTCCAGTGCAGAAGCATCAATCTGCTCCGGGTCAATGGTAATTGCACCAGCGTTGTTAATTCTTGTCAACTTTGTAAAAGTTGTTGGTTTTGTTCCGGCTGTTGTTTCCGTACCATAACCGAAAGTAACTCCTAAAGTGGAAATTCCGGCTGCTGCCATAATAAATACCTCCTTAATTTTGCATAAAAAAATAGAGCCTTAAATGGCTCTATGTGTTATAAAGTATCATCAGCTCCGAATACTCTTCGTACTCTTGCTGTAGTTCTATAGATGTCCCCATTTCCATTACTTTCAAAATTTGGAAATGAATACAATTCAAACCTTAACCGCTTAAACAGTCCCATTACAAAAGTCATAATCTTGTCCGCATCTTCTTGACTTGTATTTGTAATCACATCAATTTGATAGGACATATTTATTCCGTTTATGGTCTGTGCTTCAAGGTCTTTACCTGTTTCAGTCCACGGTAAAGCATGAAAGTAAACCGTTGGAAATGTTGGCTCTGATAAATCTTTGCTTTTGTTGGTGACGTTAGCTTTTGGAAATTCTTGTGGTATTTTTCTTTTTAGGTAAGATGAGATTGACAGCCTTATATCAGATACCCATTGATACTCATTAACCATTCTTAAATACCTCTCTTGCTACTTTTACAACATCTTTTTTCAAATCTATACCCGTAAGATACATGAATGGTCTGCTGTCCATACCATTGCACCAGTACACCTTTCCGTCATTACCTTTGTAGAACCAGCCGTATTGACCGTTTGACAACTGAATGATGTTTGAACCTCTTCCATAGTTCCATTGAACACCATCCGGCAAAGGATAAGGATATTCTTCTCTACCTCCAAGACTACCAAGTGTACCAAATTCCACAAAAGCGGCGGATTCATCATCAGCTATAACAGCCCATATTTCACTGCCATTATCATTTCCAATGTACTCCGCATGAATGCTTCGCATTAAGTCGCCAGTGAAGATTGCATCTAATCCAATAACATGCATTCTTGCAACTTCTACGCCATTTTCAGCCAATTTTTCAGCCAGTAGTTGACATTTATAGGTCAAGCTGTTTTCGTATTCTCTAAGAGCCTTAATAGCGTTCTGTATGGACTTGTTACTGAACAGATTTAGTTCAATCTTTTTTCCCATAGTTCAATACCTTACAAAACTTCAAGTTCTTGGAAAATCTTCATCATTTTAGGAAACTGAATTGCTATCCAGTCCACCATTTCTTCGTTGAAAGACCATCCGCAATCGACATTGTATGTGTTGTTCAAAAGTCCGCTTTCACTCAAAAACGCATGGACAATTTCATGTCTTACGGTTTTATTCCGCATCCACACAAAATCTCTGATGTCATCATCTTTTCTCTTCTCTTTCAGCACGACAATCTTTTTGGAAGAATAATCGCAATAGCCTTTGCATTCCTTTAAATCTGCGTTTTCTTCCTCTGTGCGAAACATGAGAAGATATTCTGTTCCCAAAATATTGATTTTCTTATCTTTCATATCACTTTACCGTCTTTTGAAGCAAAAACAAGTCAACGGTAAGTCCTTCATCGGCTACACCTTTTACAACATAGTCAGCTGTCTTATCGTCAACCAGTCCATCACTATCTCGCCCCACATCAGATTTCTTCCATATAACATCCCCCGCCTTAATCGGCAAATAGCCTTTGTCGGTCACAATCTGACAATACGAACTGGAATCATCAATACCAAATTCCTTTACCAGTACTTCCGACAGCTTATTGCTGATGTTGGCAGAAAAAAGGACGGGTTCAGAATATCCAGTAGTTTCTCTCAAAACCACCGGAATCCTTTCACCGTCAACCTCAATGTACCTAATGTTTCCATTTTCGTCACGGTCGTAGATTTTGAATTTTTCTCCCTGCCGTGAATACTTCATGTCTTGCTTGTTAATGTCAAGCATCTTTCTTCACCTGCTTGTAAATCTGATTTACACCAGTACTTGCCAAACCGGAAACAATGCCGACCGCAATAGCATTCAGTACGTCATTTGCCGGGAAATCCGGAATAACATACATTCCTACTACTCCGAGAATACCACCGACAATGCCGACTACAACCGGAATGTAATTATCCTTAATAACCGGAATCAGCTTCGCTCCAATACCTGCAAGATAGCAAATAACCACGATTGCAACACAAGTTCCTACCTGTGAAAAATCCATCATTCCTTACCTCCGTTCTTCAATCTTATTTCTTTTATTTCTTCATACATTTTAGTTGCCATTCCATTTCCACCAAGCGCATGATAAGCATTATACATCTCTACAAAATTCTCATACGCATAGCTTGGAATTTCTCCCAACTTCATGTACTTATCGTGATACTCAATAAGTTGCACACGCAAAAGAAGCATTGTTCCCTTGCTGTTCGCATCCCTATCTTTCTTTTGCTGCTTTAGGAGCCAGACAATGTAGCCTAATAAAATAGGCAAAACAATCGTATACGTCTGTAATAAAAATTCTTTCACTTTATATCTCCTAACTGTTTATTTGTTGGCACACCGCCCACCACCCTTAAAGTGTGCCGCCTGCAACGATTTTGTTAATGTCAACAAAATCATCACGCACAATCTTCTTTTACAGAACTTTGGCAAATGGGAATACACCTACAAACAGGCTTTCACGGTCTCTCCATGTTCTCGACACACCGTTTTCAGAGTAGTTTGCCATGAAGTCTTCTCCAGCTTGCGAATGGTCATACACAACCACGTTCACAATTACGCTTTCAAACCGCTTCAAGTCCTCTGCAATTTTTTCATCCGTGTAACTGTCCGGGTACATTCTCTTTGCCACAATGTCAGCTTTCGCTTGACTGATAAGTTGCTCGATCAGAGGATTATCTTTTGGGCTGTCAAACACAACCTCAGAGGTTTCATCGTCAATATGAAATTGTTTCAATCTGATTTTTACTTGCTCCAAAGTTGTGTAATCTGCCATGGTTTACCTCTACAATCCAAACTTTTCAATCAAAATCTTTTTCAGTTCCGCACCGCTGATTTCTTCCGCACCTGAGACACCGTGTTCTGCGGCTAACTTCTGCAAGTCTGCCGTAGACATACGGTTGATTTCCGTCTTAGTATATGCGGTTTCTTCCGGGATTTCTTCTTTTACTTCGGTGACGGTTTCCTCCGGGATTTCTTCTCCCGGAAGATACCATTTGCCTTTGTATTTGACTTTGTAATCAAATTTCATCAGCATACCTCCGATTAGTAGCACTTAATTACATAGGTGCTATCCATTCTCTCGTAGGAAGGAAGTACGATTTCAGACACGGTTGTCTTAGTCTGTACAGGGTCTTCAGAAACAGAAACCGCAACAGCAACACCAGTGTTCACAATAGAAACATCTGCGGTAGGCTTGCCCATCAAAGTGCGCTCTTCAGGAGTAGTTCCGTACCAGGTATTTCCAAGTGCACCGGAAGGAATCAAGGTTGCATATCCATCAGGATAAAACTTGGTTGCTACACCGGATTCGTTCTTGTACTGCTTAGAGTAAACAATAATGCTGATACCAAGTTCGTTAGAGAAAATTTCCTTAACTCTTGCATCAGTCATCAGAACGTTAGCTGTAACATTCTGTGCTAAGATTGCGGACTTGATCTTTGCGTTCTGCTTAAGATAGTCCATAGTCTTACGAGAGACAATCATAATGGTAGGTCTCTCGCCTGTAACAGCTTCCACAGAATCAAGAGCAACATTTACATCGTCCAGTGGATCGGAGTTTTCAGTATCGTTCCACTTGTCTGTGGTCTCGGACAATGCCGCATAGTTGTTCTGCTTGTAAGTGCCGTTAGGGTCGTAGTTGTAAGCATAAGTAACACCATCAGCCTGAATGGAAATCTTAGGAGAACCATCCTCTGTAGGTGCTAACAGCTGCATAATCATACGTTCAGGAACTACATCAGCACCTTCCACAAGAGTATTTGCATCATCAAAAATTCTGCTTAATACTTCTGCTGCGTAAGGGTCTGTGCTGTCCTTAATACGCATGATTTCCTGTTCGTCCTGTTCTTTGATAATCATAGATTCACGGAAGAATGCCATTTCGGTTTCCTGCATCTTAAATCCTTCACGGCTTCTGATAGTGGAAACAGCATCAAAGTTAGATGCTTTTAGGGTAACAGGAAGTCCCTTGGAAGTTTTAATCCACTTTAAGTCAAGTCCCATTTTCTTCTTGGCAGGGAATAAGCCGGAACCAAGATATGCAATTTTATTACTTGCAACTTCTGTATGCACAAGTGCGATTGCTTTCGCATTGTAGGCATCTCTAATGTTCATTATTTCCTCACTTTCTACCACTATCTTTCAGCGGTCAGCGGCTACATCTGTCTGTAGTCGGTTTCAGTTATTCAAATACAATCAGTGATAATCCTGTCTTTACACCATCGGCAATGGTAATACCTGCATTTGCGTTAGCATTTGCTTCATTTACACATGCAAAAGCCTTAATGATAGTTCCGTTGGGGTTGCTATCGTAAACATCGTTAAGCAAAATACCTACTGCTGCATCATCGGTGCTTCCGCCATTTACTTTCTTTCCTGTCGCACTAATAGGATTACCAGCCTTGCACACACCATTAGTGAAAGCACTTGCATCCAGTTTAATAGGAACAAATAACTCACCACCCAACTTTCTTTTAAGAATTTCTAACTGGGTAGTTACACTTGTTTCAGAGAATTTCATTTTGTGTACCTCCTTATAAGTACTGGCTAACTACAACTTCGGCTTCTTTGTTTGTTCCGGCTAAAGTCTTGCCAATTTTTTCAGCCGCTTTTTCGGCTTCTGTTTTTGTGTCATCTTTTCCACCGCCAGCACTTCCACCGCCAGGATTTGTGGTTCCGTTTGCGATTTCCTGCTCTTTAGCCTGTGCCGCAGCAGTCTCTTTATCAGAGATAATTTTTCCGAGAACATCTAAATCAAAACTGCCGTCATCCTTTACAACCTGTGCCGCCTGTTCTGATGTGATTTTGAATTTTTCAGCCGCACTTGTACGCTGAGTTGCTAAAGTATGTGCTTTTTCCAACTCTGCTATACGCTTATTTGCTTCATCTAACTGCTTTGCTGCCTTTTCCTGTTCGGAAAGATTTTGGTCTTTCATGGCATTAAACTCTTTTTCAATGCCCTGTAACCGTTCCAGTTCAGCATTGTTTTTGGTTGCCTTTGCATTAGCTGTCTGAACATCTTTGCCGTTTTCGGCAATAACCTTTTCAATCTGTTCATCAGTTAATCCCATTGCTGCTAAATCTTCTCTCTTCATAAATTACCTCCGTTATGTCCTACGTTTTTTTACGGTGCAACGACACCGAGTGACATTGCCGATTTATACGCTCACGGCATTGCGAATTTTTATAAAATAATAGCAACTACCACTTATGAAGTAGCCGCCTTATTTTGCTGTTGATTCATGTTATTCACAATTTCTTGTGCTTTCTTTTCCTGTTCTTCTACATCCTCAATTGTCTTATAAAGGTTACTGAAATATGGCTTTGATTGTAAGTAAGTTTTTTCTGAATCTCCCCACAATCCAACCGTGCGGACAGCAATCAAAGGATGTATGCCACTTTGCAGAAGAAGTTGTAATGTCTGTGCCTTCGTATACATATTGTCCTGTGGACTGTGATTGATCTGCACATCAAAATCTCTTACAGAAATTCCTAAATCATGGTCTTTGATGCGAATAATATTGAGAACAACCTTCGCAAGTCTTTTTTCGCAAGACTTTACAATAGGGTCTTTTAATTTTGCCCTTGTTTTTGAAAAATCCCAACCGTTACGAAGTTCTACGGCACCTTGAGTATCTCCGCCAGTGTTTCCTTGCTTGTTAGGAATTGCCAAAATAGAAAGTGCATTGTCCCATACATCTTCCTTTGCGACTTGTGCCTGTGTCTGGTTAAGTTCTCTGTCCATGACATCAACATCTGATTTGTTGTCTTTATTTATGGATTTAACAACCAGTGCATGGCTCATTTTCATTTTTTCAAACTGCTCTTCGTCAATATCGCAGTTTACAAATTTGATCCATGATTGAACAAACTGCTCTATACCGTCCATTCTGTTGGACTGCATATTGTTAATGGCATCTAACATGCTTATAACAATTTCAATATCTGAAAGCCGTTCATGATTGTTTGGAAACTCAACAATGGGATTTCCACCAAATGCATGTAATTTCCAATCAACTACTTGGCTATTAACAATTTTGCATTCATGTGTATCTGTGTAGCACTGTTTGTATGATTTCCCGTTTTCGTCTTTTAATTCTTGCACGGAAAGAATAGGTTCTTCTGTTCCACGATTATAAATGACAAATGTATTTATTGGTGTAGGTGCTACAATTCTGAACGGAATATCACCATTGGAAAATTGAGCAGCCTTAAAAGATGTTCCGGTTGCTGATTGCCATTCGCCAGCCTTAATATCCTTTTCCTGTTTGTTTGCATTTTCCATATAATCATTAAGAGTATCTACAGCCTTATTTGTTGCATCATCCTCTTTTCGACTAACAAACTGAATAGGCTCACCATAAGTCTGTCCGACTTTGAATTGCACAATTTCGTAGGAATGGTTTTCTACTATGGAATTGCAGATGTCCTCATTGGACACTTTTGTACGGTATAAAACAGGCTGATCGCCTTTGTAATAGTTCCAAAGATATTCGATTACGGTTTTGTTATAGTAAAATGCTCCAATGCAGTTTCCAATAACCTTAACAATGTTTTTATCAGTTATGGTTTCAACATCAGTATATGCAATTTTTCTACCATAACAGCCTTTTACAAGGTATTGAAACAACATTTTGTTCATTTTATACCACCTTAAATAAATATCATTCCACTGCTACATGTTCTTTTAGGAACATCTTTTATTTCCTGTTTTTTTGTATCTGTATGATACACAATCATACGATTACATTTTTTGCATTTGTAAGTCTTATCTATGTGCGATTTAAAATCGCATTTACCGACAAGCCGTCCGCATTCCGGGCAGTACACTCGGATTTTATTGTCAGAAATCATGATTACCTCTTTTCTACGCACAAAAATACCGCCTACATTACGCAGACGGTATTTCCGGATATTTACCTTTGAGGAGGAGTGAAAAAATATTGGATTTTTTCGTCAGTTTAACATTAACATTTTTTTTATATGACATTCAATGACATCATTGATTCAAATAGACTTCTCCGTATTTCTTTTCAAACTGTTTCAATGCAGTTCCGTGAAGTCTGACAACCTGTCTCCATGAATATTTCATTTCTGTTGCGATCACTTCAAAAGTTTTCTTTTCTATGTACCTTGCGAACAGAATGTTATATGTGTTTTCGTCTTCCATTGCATCTATCTGCTGTATGATTTTCTCTTTTTTATCGACAAGTTCGTCCACCATACCATCTATTTTCCGTTCCATTTCATCAATTTTGGCATATCTTGTTCCGATTTTGTCAAAATTCGGTGTAGTCTGTACTCTTTCACCGCTTTGCGGAGCAGATATACTTGCTGCCATATCTTTGAGCTGTGCGATTTCCGTGAGTTTATTATTTATCATCCGATTAAGGCGGCTTATCTGCCCTAAATATTCTTTTGTTGTCATCTAATACCTCCTACCCATTGAAAAAGGATTGCTGATTGCTTCTGCTCTTGCCATTTTTTTATTTCCGTAAATCATGTCACATAACTGTGCCGTAGAATCTATTCCGTCATCATGCTTCATTTTCCCCTCAAAAGTAGCAGACAAAATATTTTGAAAATACTTTCTGTACTCTTTTGTTTGATATTTCATATCCACAAAATGAAGTTTCCGTATGTCTGGAGCATGGTTTTTGATTCTATCCATTTTTGCAGTCTGATTGTCTGCCGGATCATGACTTGTGTTAATAGGGTATCCGTCTTTTTCCCATATCTTCTCACATTCTGTACGGTATGCAGATGTAGTCTTGGTTTCCTCAAAATGGACTTCTGCTGTCTTATTATTAAATTTATCTAAATGTCTTTCCATTCGTGAAGTAACTTCTGGTATTGTAATATCCTTATCACCATCATTGTAGACAACATCAGGTATATAATGCTCTCCGTCAATCTCATAGCAGATAGGCATTGATACAAAGTCACCGCCACCATAAGCAGGGTCATTAGCTGCAAATATCCTATCAGGTCTTATTCCTTCAAGTTCTGCCGGATTAAAGAAATTCATCATATCAACATTGAACATCTGACCCTTTCTTTCGATAGGCTCCTGTTGATACTGTGCAAACCACGATGCCATATCGTCATTGTTTTCAAAAGATGCCATACGTCTCTTGTAATCAATAGTTGTATATCCCAAATGATACGGATAATCAAAATTGCTTTCTCCGTTTTCATTCAGTGCCGGAATAATAACCTCTCTGTGCCGTATTCCTTTATATTCTGGGTCATTCTGTAAAAGGTCTAACCGTCTTCCTTGTACGTCTTTTTTCGCCCAACGTGTTCCAATTCCCAACAATTTAGCTTTTCCTGGTTTAATTCTTGGCATAAAGTTGTTATCAAATTTTCCCCATACGGTATTTTGTCTGTCCTCGCTCAATGCTTCATCAATACCGCTAAATAAGTCATCATACACACCAAGTCCGTCACAATCACAGGCACCGTTCAATGTTCCGTAAATGCTTCGCATGGTAAATGTTGGGTATGTCTTTTTTCGGATAAGGTCTACTGTTAAATCTTTTCCGTCAGTAATAAGCCTTTTTTCGGCTATATTCGGATATATTTTAGCATACGTGTATGTTGGGTCTGTAATCATTTCTATAATACCGTCATAGTAACCACCAGTAATTTTGTCTGAATATGCCGAATACAGATTAGATCGCTCTGGTCTGTTAGAACCAAACCACAAATTACCCATTTTAACGATAGCCGTTTTACCAATTCTTCCTGGACAAAACACCATTCCTTCGTCCAGCACATCATCATACAAATCTTGTATAAGTTGTGCTACCTGTCTAAGAGGGTTTTCTCTCGGTTGATAAAACCTCTCTTCTATCGGCCTGTTTTTCTCCATAAAAAACATAAAACTTTCAAATCGGTAATGTGTTTCAAGCAAAAGAATTTTGTAATAATCCTCAATAAGACTGTATTTTTCTTCGTGCTGTTGGCTATATCTTTCAAGGTCAAGTATTCTACCGCCTGTCCTATCCATGCAGAAACGCTCTACGATACCCTTAGAACACTCTGTAAGTTGCAACCCATACTGAATATCCTTTTCACCGTTAATTGCCACTCTACAGGCTTCTATGTAAGCATCAATGACTTGTTCATCAATCCCATGTTGCTCTATGTACTTGTCGTAGCTGTTTACTGCCGATATAAGGCTCTGACTTGCCAAAAGAAAAGCACCTCCGCTTGTGGCAGAAGTGCCTTATAGGATTCTGCCTATAATTTTTTTAGGTTAGTGACTAACTCCAATTGTTAGCCAGTGATTTATTAGCAATTTATCTTAATTCCCTCTGTAAGAATTGATGTACCATCCTCTGAAAGCATCAGTTTTCCGTTTTCATCAGCCTTGATCCATGTAGCTTCTGCAACTATCATCGGTTTACACCCCACATGACCGCTAAACCGTAAATCAATGTCTGTACAACTGACTTTCTTACCGTCAATCCATATCTCTGCCGTGTTACCGTCAGAAATTATCTTGATTTTCTCTTTCATTCCTTTTCTCCTTCGATAAACAAATCTTTCGGTAATGACTGTCCTGTCAAAACCATAGAAAAATATTTCCGAATAGTCGGTACAGACCTTCCGGCTACTTTTGCGGCTTGCTCAAGACTTAATCCCCCAAAAACAAAACCGTTATATGCTTCTATGAATTTTTCTTTATCCATTCGTTTCATTCCATTCATAGACATATCCTCCGTAACCCATGCAGACGGAATCGAACCGCCGACACACATCCTATGCGAATGCTGTTCTACCACTGAAACTATACATGGGAATCGCACCGTAAAACCTTTTATGGCTTGCGCTTGCCATAACCAAAGATGCACCGCCTACTTGTCACTGACTATCCACAATCTCACAGTCTTGTCTGTTCTCTACTTCATAGGCTTGGTTTTCGCTAAACATATGTGGCTTACGTTTTAGCTAGGGAATAGTTGCACGGAGAGTCGAACTCCGTCAGACAAAACCATGCCAATGCATTTCAAATCTGCAAATTCTACTTTGCAAATAGTTTTCTGTTCCCTATAATACAACTACTATCCATACATCTCCCATCGACCTGAACTATTGCAGTAGTGCCAGACTAAGTGGAGATAAAGATAAACGAAGATATTCGGACTTGAACCGAAACACCGTTTCCGGCTACTTGTGGTTTTCAGGACCAATGCCTTACCAATTAGGCTTATATCTGCACAATGCAAGCCTATTCCCATGGTCTACTCCGCACTAAAATATTGCAGAACAATAGGCAAGCATTTTGGGGATTACAACGGCTTTTTCCGGAATTGTCGTTGTGTAAATCCCCTACAGTCAAAACATAGGTCATCTGCAAACAGACAACATAATTTGACCGAATTGTGACGGTGGGAATTGAACCCACGTTCCAAAATCTGCTCTTGCCATCTAAGCTACGTCACAATGTACAATTCCATTTACGGCATTTTTTTAATTCAAGTGGGATTCTGCCACCAACACTCTATCCGGTAGCAAACCGGAAACATAGTCGTGTAGGGAGTTGCACCCTACATAATCCGAAATCTGTCCGACTACACCCATTTTATGTCTGCAAGGGCTGTGCAGAGTTACGACAACCACTGGCATTCGCCTGCCCGTAAGACCACTCACAGTACTTTGATGGTTGAAGTTCCGGCACCGTGGGATAGATGCCGGAAAATATACCGCAACATTAAATAAGGAGTCACCGCCTATAACGGCTACGTTTCCGCAGGATGATTTCCACATTCATGAAAGTATAGGTTAGGTTGCGTTGTGTCAGTTCAACGCAAAGCCCCACAAGCCTTGCGACGGCTCTTTAACAGCTTTCCGCTATGGGGCGAAAGGAGTGTCAATGTTGGAAAACACATGACAGTAAACAACAATGTGAAAAGCAATAAAACACATTGCTGACAGGGCTAACTGGATTCGAACCAGTGAATGCAGCAGTCAAAGTGCTGTGCCTTACCGCTTGGCGATAGCCCTATATTGCCGGTAAGAAAGACCATCAGCTTACCGGCTAATCGTGATACATTCGCAAAAATTATCTATAAACTGTTTTTTTACTCCTACGCATGGTACTTTTTCAAATAGGGGAATTATTTGTCATTTCCCACACGCAGGCTATGTACACTTTTCATGCCTTGACTTCAACGGTTCGTAGGCATTCCCCAGCCTTCCATTAACCGCAAGTGCTTTAGGCTTTATGAATTTAACCCATTCAACATTGTGATATGGGATAATTCGCATAGGTTCTGGTAACCACATATATTTTTATTTCTTTAACCTTTCCTCGATTTCGCTAATCATTGCTTGCACCAACTCTTTAGCAAACTTACTGTTGTTGTGCATTTTGATAAGCATATTGCCACGTCTTATTATTCTTTCCCAATCATCATCAGTCTGAGGATTAGCACACTCTTTATGGATTTTCCAAACCTCGGTGTATATTTCCTTTACTTCCGGTGGCATATCGTATATCTCCTTAACCAACAAATCTTCTTTAGGCTCTTTATCAAGTCTGCTCTTTTGGTGTTTCATCTGGCAGCTAACCATTTCTGTAACGTTCTCACGGTTTCTTTTAATTCCGTGACCTTTCAGAAACAACTCACATTGCAGGACTTCACCACATTTTGAACATTCGTCTTTAATCTCTTTTCCGTAGATCTGCATAGGATTATCACTCCAAAACTAAAACCGTATCAAATATCTCCTTCGCTTCTATGGTTCGCTCTGTAAGTGTCAAAACCTTCCGGATATCGTGCCTTCAACTTGTCTACATTCATCTGCATAATTTCATCCAGGTTCCAACCAAAGGATTCACACAACATTGCCAAGTACCAGCAAATGTCACCAGCTTCTTTCTTGGCATGGTTAATATCAAGTTCCTTTTCATGGAACACCCACTTCTTCACCATGTCGTTAAACTCTCCGACTTCTCCAGAAAGTCCAAGGCATGCGTTGAAGATACCGCCAATATCAAGATGTCGTTCATCTTCTGCAATCAAATTCTGCTGTAAAAGATATTTCATATCAAAAGTCAGCATTTCTTTAAGCAATCTTTCTGTTGCCTTACAGTCATTCGTCCTCATTGCATGTTCCTGATATTCATTACCTGTCAATTCTCTATCTCCTTTTCATAAGCCATTCATACACCGTATATTTATATATTATATATACCATATATCATTCGGTTTTAATTAACATATATCTATCTATATTTCCTTTAAGGGGTCTTTTTTATTTTTGAAAATATTTCAGGTGCTAAGTAAGGGCTTTTTCTCCTTTTCATTCAACCCCCTCTCCCACCTGCTGACCTTACCCGGAACAGTTTGGAAAATTGTAGTTATTGTGTAACTCATTTAATACAATTTTTTCCAACTATTCGCAAAATATCTATTTAGCGCATAGTTGAATTTGTGGAACCATTGAAAATACTGGGTTTTAAATTGTGCCAAATTGTGTATCACTTTTGGACCTGTCGGAGCCTTCCCATTGTTCCGAATTGTCCGACAATTCAAGCGGATTTTGGCCGCCCAACTTTGGCAGCTCAGAAGCGCACAAGGCTTTTTCCGTATCGGTCAGCTGTGAGCGTGTACCGGGCATGTTCCACCCGTGTACCTTGTTTAATTTCGGCAAAATTTTCATTGGGTTTATACGGCTGTCTTTCATCAATGCGAATAAACTTTCTTCGTTATCTTGTGAAATTTTTTGTTGTAAATCCGAACGCTGGGAGTTTAATCGCCCACTATTCCAATCGTTTATAGTACTTGTTCCTACTCCGACCATATCGCAAAAAGCTTTTAAATACACTTCCTGACTGTGTTTATAACATAACCTTTTATATATATCATTATAAATATATTCTATCTTAGAGACATCATACTCCCCATATTGAGCGTTTTCTTTTCTTAGAAATTTATTACATGGTTTGAAAAGAACGTTATATAGTTCTGCTATAATATCAAGCCAAATCAACGGTTTTATGTTATCTTCTTCTACATCATTTTCAATACAGTAATTTCTAACAATGTCGAAAGCAATATTCCGCATGTCTTCCACAGATGTTATTTCCTGACCGTCTGTAGTTTGATATATTCTTTTTGGTTTATCGTTCATCTAACCACGTCCTAAATATTGATATATATATCATATTTCAACATGTGAAAAAATGGTAGTCTATTTTTTTGTAGTTTTTAGTCGGTTTTTTACAAACAAAAAAAAGACCTGATTCCTTCCGGCCTTTCAAGATTTCTTACACTCTTTAACCTCAATAAAAAAAGGGCATACTTTTTATATATGCCCTTAAAAACGTTTTATTGTTTATTTGTACTCAAAAATCAAAGTTAATTTTTCTTCTGGTTCATTTTCCAAGGAAAAAAGATTTCTTGCCGGCTGTGTGTCGCTGCTGTACAGATTATCGAATTTTTCCAATTCGCCGGATTTTTGCAGGTTTTCCAATGCGGCTTTTACTTTTTCAACTGCATTTGATTCGCATAGGTCTACACCCTCAAAAAATCCGCTGTTTCCGGATCCGTAAAATTTGGCAGTTAATCCGTCAGTAAATACAATTTCGTTATAGTCGGATGTCTTCAAAAAATAAACCTGTGTGACAGGTTCCGCAAAATCATAGTCGGAACCATCTAAAAAATCGCCGTCTTCGTCTGCTTCGTAGGTCTCTACTGCGTACTCTGTGACGTCTGCCAACTGTTCGCCCATGTAATAGCTGCTGTTAATTTTTTTCAGTTCTTCCAGTGCCTTTTCACGGCATCCCTCGCCCGTCCATCTTTTCAGCTCTTCCGGATTTACATCGTTCCCGGTGATTAAATCGCCCTTTTCAAATCCTTTTAATTCCTCTTTTGTTAATCTTGCTTCACTTTTTAACAGTCTTGATACTTTCATTTTTTTTGCTCCTTTCAAAATGTTTTTTTGTTTCTATATATAATATATATCATGCTATATAAAATGTCAATACATTTTTTCTGTATTTGATATTTTTTTGGCGTCCTCCGTCCGTCTGTCCAGATCGTCCAAATATTCCAATACAGCAGATACTGCTATATCATTTATAGATACATTATATTTTTTTATACGTTCCCTCGTTCCCTTTGGCATTCTGATCTGCGCTAAATCATATTTTTTCCGGTAGGCGTCTACCGCTTTCCGTGTATATTCCGGGGTTTTTTTCATGTTTGGAACCTCCTTAAATTTTATTTTTTTTATATTATATATCAAATTATATGTATTTGCAATATAAATATTTATCTATAAATTTTTATATAAATGTATTGACATTTAATATATAACATGTTATATTATGTATATCAAATAAAAAAGCCGTCCGGGAATCCTGGCAGATAGTCGGGCGGCACCAATCAAAAAAAGAAAGGTACCTGCATTGTAACAGGTAAAAAGGTAAAAAGCAATGAAAAAGAATTTTTTAACAAAAAATGACGTATTGAGAACATCAAGAAAGGTATTTTGCTGCGGTTACTGCCGCTTACAGTCTCTTTTATCTGATTCAGACGGCTACAACTCCGGCTTTTACGGTTGGAACTGGGACGCCTTCCGCTCCGGTGACGGAATTACAATTTTAACGGGTTATAGAAATTTAACAGGTCAGGACATCCCAGACAGCGTCATTGATAAATTTGAGAAAAAAGCGTACAAAATCAAATGCAATGGTAATATTGCCGAATTAGAAAATTTGAAAAAAGAATTTTTTGCTGCTCTTGAAAATCTGTAAAATTTAGCAAGGGCAGACGGTGCCAGTTTTTCGGGGTTCGATTCCCCGGCTTGCTTTTACCCGAAAACGGGAAAAATTGTTGGTGATTATTACGCCGACAGCGTGCAAGACATAGAAAAAGCATTTCCGCACCTTGCGAAAGATTTTAAAAACTGTTTGAATTAGCCGCCGCAGAGGATGCCAGCCGGGAGCAATACGCCCGGCTATATCTCTATACTTTTTTACAAATAATTAAAAATAAGGGGTGATTTTGTGCAAAAATCCGGAAAAACTATAATAAAAATACGTCATGGTCTAAACGGGTACAGGTACGCAGCTTGCACGGCTTCCGGGCGGTTTATTGCGAATTTTGAAAAACTGGCGGACGTCCGGCGGTACTGGCTGCCAGAAATCCATAACGGAACTTGTATTATAATACGTGAATTAAATAAATACCCAGAATAGGCGGAAAAAAATCCGCCTTTTTCCCGTGCTTAAAATTTGGATATTGTGCTTTTTTTCTATATGTGATATTGTGCATATGTATAGTCTTTTTAGGCTTTCTTTGCGTGTCGCTCCGTCCCTATGTTCCTGTGCCTGTATGGTCCTTTCGGAGCAAGTCCGCCCTAAAGGGACAAGTGAAAATTCTTACTGCACCGATCAATTTCTGAAAAATAAATTTTCAATATATTTTCAAAAAAATCCTCAAAAATTAAAATGGACTTTTCATATTTCAAATCCAGTACCCCGGGGGGTATCAAAATCGTTGCATTATAATTTTGAAAAAATTTAAGAAATTTTTTTCACGAATTTTCTTATGATTTCATCAGCTAAGACAAACACTTCTCTTCCGTATGTTGACAAAAAATCAGCAACTATTTCTTCTGTCTGTATTTCCATAAAAATGTTGTAAGAAAATGCAAACGCATGGCATAACTCATGGCAGAGAACACGGTCAAAGAATGAGCCATTGATTCTGTTGGAAATGTATATGCACTGCGTATTTCGGTCTGTCATTCCAAACGTGTATGTGTTGTCAGAACGCATTAACATGGTGCTTTGTGGCTCTACAAGCCTTAAATTCCAAAAGATTCCATTTATTGTGAACAATTTACCACCTCCAACATAAAAGGGGCTAAATAAGCCCCTTAAGTGTTTTAACCGATTTTTGTTACCAGCGCAGACAGCTTGTTTCGCAGTACCGTCTTTTCTTCCGGTGTTGCATCGTTGATGATCTCCGTCATGTCGTTTGCAAGTTCGGTCATGTAGGTGTTCAGGTCACGGACTTTTGCTTCTTTGTCCTGCTGTGTATTCGCCTTATGCAGTTCCTTATTTTCCATGTAGGTTCTGCGGCTCATACCACTTCTGCCCTCTCTTGCATCACGCATACCGGATGAAGAAGTTTCCGTGTAGTACATACGCCCCATGTCTCTGTCCATGTCACGGTGATACATTTCCGGGGTCATGTGGTAATAGGGTGGCTCTTCATAACCTCTGCGGTAGGTTCCACTACCTTTAGGTGCAAATCTGCCGTCAGCATAGCGGTAATGGTCGTAAAAACGTTTACCACCGTCACCGTAACGCTCAAACATTTCCATGACTTCGTCCGGGTCATATTCCTGCATGGTTTTTGTCAGCTCACGGTAGTACATTGCTTCGGATAAGTCTTTCATCATATCAACGACTTTTCCCATTTCGCAAGTATCTACTTTGTCAATTCCTTTGTCAAACTGCGTTTTAGCGCATTCAGAAAGTTTCTCAATCATTTCATGCATTCTTTTAAAATCCATGATTTTCACCTCCTACGCTTCACGAACGGCAATTAAATTGCTGTTCTGCACTTCAATAGCTTGCGTAGAAGTGTTCTGAACCGCTACCGTACTGCAACATCCACGAGTGACATCAATGTAAGCCTGTGCAGAAACATTGAAAAAGTTCTCTACTGCTGCCGGAGTTACAATCATTCTTGTGGACTGTAAAGGTTCTCCGTCTACCGCCAGTGCAAGGGAAATTTCCTCAACAGTTCCACCAGTGGGAATCTGAATGTTACCGGAATAACTTACAAGGAATCTTGCACGGCACTGATTAGTGATACCTCTTAACTTCACGATTCCAGATCCCTCTCTATGATTGATACAGTTACTTCCGTTTACGGCAGTTTCGGTAAAAGCAACGTCTGCTCCTGCTGCCACAGTCTGTAATGCTACTGCTGTATATTCAGCCATAATAAATACCTCTCTTTCAAAATAATAGGGGCAAACAATACAGTCTGCCCCATGTTGTCAGTAATTCTGCATAGCAGACATAACCTTAAGGTTAAGTTACTCGATATGCAGTTTTAGCATCCGCAACCAGTGTTACATCCACATCCGTAATATACATTAGGGTTGGGAACCTGGTATGCCGGGATGGGCGAAGGATTTACAGCGTTAATAATCTGCTGTGTCTGTGCCGCCATCTGAGTAGTGAGAAGTGCATTCTGACGATCCTGAGAAGCGGCTCTGCGCAGATCGTTGTTCTCCGCCTGAAGATTAGCGATCTTATCCTGGCATAAGTAGTCAAGGATTGCTCTTGTACCGGCATTCTGGCTGTCGATAATATCACGAGTGTTGTTGTTCATGGTGTTCTGCAATGCGCAAGTATTCGTTGCCATATTGTAGTTTACACCCTGGATAGCTTCACGGGTATCGCAGCAGCACTGTGCTAACTGTGCCTGTAAAGCGTTAGCATTCTGCATTCCTGCTACGGTGTCTGCATTGATAGCCTGTAGGATACCATAGCTAGTCTGTAAAATGTTGGTATTTACGCCATTAAATCCGGTAAGCATACCGTTGTTTACAGCGTAGAATCCGTCACACAGACCGTTGTTGATTCCATCCAGTTTACCTATGATAGACTGGGTATCAAAACCTCTCTGGATGTCAGCTTGTGTAGCCGCTGTAGCAACATAGCCACCGCCATTGTTACCGCCGAAGCCGCCCCAACCGCCGTTTCCCCAGCCAAAAAGCAGAGCGAATACAACGATAATCCAGAGCCAGCCACCGTCAGCCCAGCCACCGTTATTGCCGTAACCGCCATTTGCAGGCATAACCGGCATTGTAAATGGTGTGTTGTTAGATTCAAACATATTAGATTTACCTCCGTGTAATTTATTCATAAAGAGGTTCCCCAGGTTTTGTGCACAAACCTCTAATATGCAATCATAAATGAAACTGATTTTTTATCTGTGACATTACATCATCAGGATTAAGTCCTCTTTCTTTGCAGATGTTCCTTGCCATTTGCTCAATGCCTTGCATATTTCCTTTTTGAGCCATATCCAAAGCATTTTTAGCCATAGGATTAGACATGATCTGATTGTTAGACATCATGCTCTGCATGAACTGTTGTGGATTTGCCATGTTTTTAAGCATCTGTATAGGATTTATGTTCATTCAGAATCTTCCTTTCTTTGCGTCTGTGAAGATTTTCTTTGTGATTGCGAAGATTTCAACTGCTCTATCTTCTGTTCCAGTTCATCAAACCGCTTCATAAATACCTCTGTGGCTTCGTCTGATAGGTCAAATTTCGCCTTTTCTGCGGTTTGCGGTAAATTGTTGGTGTTATCTTCCAAAACAGGCTTATAGAGCCTTGTGTAAATTTTCCCATCCGCTCCCCAGGATTTAGCATAGATCTCTGACATATCCTGTTTAGGAAAAAATGCCGTATTGCCATCCATAGGAACTTCATTCGGTGCTATGCACTCCTGCGCTGGCACAATGCGACCGTACATCTGTACTGCGTTTTGTTGTGGCTGTTGCATAAACTGCTGTGGCTGGAATTGTTCCTGTTGTGGCATAAACTGTCCGTACATAGGTGTCCTATACTGCGGATTGTAGTAGTTTGGATTCATAATCGGCTGTGGCATGGCTATTCTCCTTTTCTTCCATTGATTCTATTTGTTTTGCAATTTCAACTTCATCAAGTGTCTGATATGTCGGCTTGTTCAAAAGTCCCAATGGACTGAAATTCATAAGCATTACCCATTTCTCCCATAACTTCTTCTATCGCATGAACCATAATTGACTGATACTTAAGTGGAACTTCGCCAGTTTGTTTCTTTCCAAATATGTTTTCCAATGTTTCATCTGAAAATCTGAATTTCGCCATAAGGTCATTCCTCCTTATGGTTAAATTTTGGCATAAAAAAAGAGAAGAAAATTTTCATTTTCTTCCCATAGTTTTCTCATTCGCATAAGGCTTTTCTACGTACCAATTACGTACCAATTTTTGTTATTTTATATAGATTTATAAAGAATTACGTTAATGTAAAAATATTGCAGAATGCCGTAAATATCAGTATTTGTAGGTATATAACGCATTACGTTAATATATGTTAAAAATGGCTTTTAATTACGATGCCTAATTTCATTTTATCTTTACCTGTTCAAAAATGCGCCGTTTCCCTGCATTTTTGCCTTTCTATCATACAGTTAAACATTATAGCATATACACCGCATTTTTGAAACTGTTA